AGTTTGATATAGTTGTTTTGTTGATTGGATGCGGGTCCATAAGACAAGAGAGAGGTTTGTTAGTATTTCTGAAGCATTAATTTGCTTATCCCGCCAGATTTACTACCAAACCTTTTTTAGTTTTAAGATCCCATCTAGCCATCCAGGCGCTTTTTAAACTTTCCCCTGAACCAAGCAGAAAAAACACAATTTGTAATTAAGATGCTAATCAATACGACTTTGAGACCGAGATAAAACGGGTTTAATGGTGGTTTAGACGCACAAATGAGGAATGAGGTCACGCTCAGTTGATAATCTAGTAAATTATCCTTCAGTGTCATACAGGCGACATCCTTAACTGTTCCGTATATTGAGATTGATTAGAATGCATTAAGAGTCCTAGCACAGTGGCATACCACCTAAAGGTCTAATGAATACTATTGTTTAAATTTAATAAGAGGAATAGAAAATGATTGATTTAAATCCTTGTCCTATTTGTGGGGAAAAACCATTTACCCACGTAAGCTCCGTGTCTGCTGTTGGTTGTGATTTTGTTGCTTATATAGTTGAGTGTGACGCTGACAATGACGGCACTCAAAACCCACCATTCATAGAACATAATGTTAGCGTTTACGGGAAAGACGAAAAAGAAGCTAAAGAGCGCTGGAATGCAATGGGGACCAAGGAGCAAGACAAATGTGCAAAGAAATAAAACGCCTCACCCTGCTATCAAAATGCACTCACCTATCTAAAACAGATAGAGATGCCTTGACGTGGGCCATTCAATTAATTGAGCCGCCGATTGTAGAGCCTGACAAAGGATTTGACGGCTTTGATTTTAGTTCATGGCCATCAATCCCCGATAAGTCTCTATTTGGCGACTACGACAGGGTAAGGAAGAAAAAACACGGCACGCTAATGACTCAAGCGTGGGTAGATACTGTCTCTCATCACCTCATACAGCTAGCAGGGGTTAATATAGGCGTTAACCAGGCGCTTGAGGTGGCAACGGCTAGCGGTTGGCGCGTCATAAAATTTGATTGGGTTAAAAATCAGTTGCAGGGCGATTCTGACCAAGTTGGCGACGATGAGATAACTATCAATAATGTCATGCCTAAAATAATGTCTGGCGCCATAACCTCAATAGCTAACGTACCAATACCGGTAAGGAAGGAGCTAGAAAGCATGGTTAGGTTTGATAGGATTAAAAAGCCAGCCAGTTTGAAAGCGCTTCAAAACATCGGGTTTATACTTTAAATGGCCTAGCCACAGAAATCAGGGGTAAATAATTATGAAAAGTGAATATGATATTGGTTTTGAATTCGAATTAATGAGAGAAGAGGAGCTAGAGCGAGAAAAGGAAAACGCTAGGCTTTTATCTTTAATTCTTGCCTCATGCAAAAAGCGAGTTAGTAAAGTTTGGTACGATCAAATGATTGCTTATATAGATTTTGATTGCGGCGATTACCTTTGGAATTTTCGCATAACAGATAAACCATGCTGCGGCCATAAGCAAAAAGAGCTTACCAGATTTAAGCATGTTTACTTGTGGCAGTCTTGCGGCATAGCTGGCGATGATTGGTCGGGAGAAATGTCAATCCCAGTACGGCATGGTAAGTATTTAACTTATCGTTTCGAAAGCTAATTAACCGTTTAACTGGCCAAGTCATCGAGGATGATAATTATGAAAAAATTAAATGTAATGAGTTTATTTAACGGTATGAGCTTTGGAATGATGGCACTAGAAACATTAGGGGTTGAAGTTGGCAATTATTACTCAAGTGAAATTGACAAGTATGCTAACCAGGCAACCAAAGCGCTTTACCCTGATATTATTCAGATGGGCGATGTTACCAGGTGGCGCGAGTGGGACATTGATTGGTCAAGTATTGATTTGATTATTGGCGGATCACCATGTCAAGGTTTTAGTTCGTCAGGCAAAAAACTTTCATTCGATGACCCAAGGTCGAAATTATACTTTGAATTTGAGAATATTTTAAATCACGCAAGAAAATTCAATAAAAATATAAATTTTATGCTTGAAAATGTAAAGCTTAATCAGATTGATGCAGAGGTTATAACAAAAGGATTAGGTGTTAAACCAAAATTAATAAATAGCGATAAAGTTAGCGCTCAGAATAGGATTCGTTACTATTGGGCTAGTTGGGATTTTAATCAACCGGACGATAAAAATGTAATTTTATCGGATATTATTGATTCAGCTATTTGTAGTTATTTAAAGCCTCGAGGCAACAACTCTGGTGGAATTAGAGCAAAGAACGGCAAAGTTGGAACTGTTACTTCTAATAGCTGGGAGCAAAACAACTTTTTAATTTATAAAAAAAACAAACCCAGCAAGCCCAAAAAAATAGTTAATAAATCATCCACATTAACTGGCAACGGTAATTCCGGCGGAAATCATTCGGATATGGATGTTTTAGTGTTTAATGGTGTTGAAATTCCTTTAACATCTTCAGGAAGAATTGACATTCATAAATCAAATAATGTTCGAAGATTTACTGTTGCAGAATGCGCTAGGCTTCAAACTGTTCCGGAGCATCACATTGACACACTATTAAACTCTGGAGTTAGCAATACTCAATTATACAAAATGCTTGGCAACGGATGGACTCACGATGTGATCGTTCATATATTTAAGGGGTTGCTATGGCCAAGCTAATTAGATCAATCATGTATTTTTGCCGCCGCGGTGTTAATGATATTCACTGGATAATTAAGAAAATGCGGGCCATTCCAGAAGATAGGCGGCGAGAAGTTACTAATCATTATGAAAAGTTACTCAAGTTCAATGAAGGGTACGCCGGGCGCGATGCGGCTAATGAGTATCTTAGGGCGGTGGCCGAGGAATACCGGCCCGAGTTACCAGAAAGAGTTGTTAAGCTGAAGGCTAAGACGGTGCCAGCTATCAAGCCTAAAGAGCGCAAATACACTTCAATTGACGGCCTTTGGTCGAAGAATATTTAAGGGTAAATTATGAAAATTAGAAATTATACAGAATCAGAAGCGATAGATAACGATATGCAGCGAGAAGATGATTTAAATCAAGATTGCACTCACTGCCCTGAATGCGGAAACCCTTGGTTTGGAAATAAAGATCAACTTGGCGACGGTCATCGCGTTTGTTGTGATTGTTATCAAGATTGGTGGGTGGGCATTAAATACAGAAAGCAAGCGGAATTAAGAGAACTTCCGTTTAGCAAAAAATCAAAAGTCAAGTAGACCATAGTCGTAGATACAACAACTCAGTTAAGTGATATAAATTAAACTAAATAACAAGTGGAGCGAAATTAAAATGAGCGAAATTAAAATGAGCGATGTGTTTGAGTTGCCGGTAAATAAAATTATGGTTCATAACGGAGATTTATCGCATAGCGAGACGGACTACGCATGTATAGCCATCAACGCATACGACGCCAATCAAGAGCGAATTAAGGAGCTTGAATCGATTGCGTTTAAGTTGCAGGAGTTCATAGTTGAAACGTACAATCAATACAATACAGATCGAACGTTAGGGATTAAAATTTCACTAAGAGGCGGAGCTTTAATTACTGAGTCAGAAGCGATACTAGGGGAATAACATGCTATTAGCAAATATAACAATGATATGTATGACCGGGCCAATCATCCACAAATTTAAGGATATAAAAGTGTTGAAAGATGCCGCCGTTGAGCAATCTAGCGCCATTACCAGCTTCAACAAAATGCTTGGCTGTGATAGTCGCGATAAATTCAAAGTCGCTTGGGATGAACGTCAAGCATTGCTGGCAACAGGTATTGACCCGGCATCATTGTCACCACTTAAGCAAGTCTAGGCGGCTAATAATGAACTCACAAGGCGAACATCCAACTCATGCCAAATGGCGCAAATTCACCAATGAAGATTTGGCGAAATTACTTGATAATCCAGTCGACGCAAAACTTAATGGTGATATGTTTTTCTTCATCGGCGAGGAATGCGATAACGGCCATATAGCGGTTAGATATTCAAGCTGCGACAACTGCGTAATGTGTGCTCAAGAAAGCCGCGACAAGCTAAAGAGCATGAAAAAATTAAACTCTGACGATCCCAAAACAATAGAGGTATTTGGAATTAAAAGAACGCTCTCTCATTATTAACAAATAGGACAAGTGGAAATGAGTAATGATTTATGGAGTTAAGGTTGTAATCTCCTAGATAATCGGTATAGTTGATCTTATCAATTTCAAGGAGATTTTTATGTTTAAAGAAATTCCTATTAATAAATATTCACTCGCAAAGAAAAGGCTACTTCATGGAGTTGGGATTAACGACGCCAATTACATGACTATTTTAAAGTTTGAAGGAAAGGTTTTTAGGTGCCCTTATTACATAAAGTGGAAGGACATGATTAGGAGGTGTTACTCAAGCGTTTTACATGCAAAGAGGCCGACATACATTAGTTGTAGCGTTTCTGATGAGTGGCTAACATTTTCTAATTTCAAAAACTGGATGATCAAGCAAGACTGGGAAGATAAGCATTTGGATAAGGATCTTTTGATTCCTGAGAACAAACTATATTCAAAAGAAACCTGCTTATTTGTAACCAGTGAGGTTAACGGTTTTTTGCATGAAAATAAAAAAACCAGAGGCAAACTACCTTTGGGTGTTTCATTTCACAAAGCCAGTGGTAAACACACGGCAAACATCAGGTCAGGCGGAGCCAGTGAGTATTGCGGGTTATTTGATAATCAAAATTTAGCTGAGATTTATTACCTAAAAAGAAAAGCTCAGTTAGCAATTGCTTTATCAGAAAAACAAAGCAATAAAGTAACAGCAAAAGCTCTTAATAAACGAGCACAATTGTACTTAACTAGATGCAAGGAATTAAACGATGTCAAATGACCTATGGCGCACGCCTTTGCCAGTATTTAACACACTTTATAAAGAATTTGATTTCATGGCTGACATGGCAGCGAGTCATGAAAACGCTTTATTATCTTTACACTTTACCGAAGAACAAGATTCGTTAAGTTTTGATTGGGCACATGAACCATGCTTGCAAAGCAACAGGACTAGATACGTGTGGTTAAACTGTCCTTACTCAAACCCGATGCCGTGGGTTAAAAAGGCAATCGAGGCACAGTTAAACGGTTTAGGCGTAGTTATGCTGCTAAACGATGATACTAGCGTAGGCTGGTTCGCTGAGGCGCTTAAAACGGTTAGTGAGATTCGGCATATTATCGCGGATGAAACGCCAGAAGGTAAGCGGGAATATTCAAGCGGTCGAATCGGTTTTTTAAATAGTGAAGGTAAGCCAATTAGTGCCAATAACAAGCCTCAGTTTGTCCTGGTGTTTAATCCGTATAAAATCGGGGCTCAAATAACCAGTTACGTTAAAAAATCTGAATTGTACGGCAAATAAAAAAGCCCACTCGAGAGGGTGGGCAAAGAGCTAACATTAACAAGTGAGGTGTAATAGTAACATAATAAATATATCAGATACAATTCATGGGGACTTTGATATACTTACTTCGCGCCTAGAGAATGCAACTCGAAAATCTGACTCGTAACAGGCTGGCGCAAAACTTCAATTACGAGCAAATACTACGAGGTATTTATTATGAAAGAATTTCCAGTAATTCCTGCCACAAAAATGTCTGTATCTAAGAGGATGCCAATTTATGGCATTGGTATAAATGATGCTCACTATAAAATATCCTCCGCAGTTAACGGGAGGCGAATTCTCTGTCCGTTTTACTTAAGATGGAAGGAGATGATCAGGCGCTGTTATTCAGAAAGCTTCCATGATAAACAGCCAACATATAAAGAATGCTCAGTTTGTGAAGAATGGCTAACATTCTCTAACTTTAGGTCGTGGATGACTAATCAAGATTGGCAAAATAAAGACCTAGACAAAGACATTAAGTTTTCAGGAAATAAAATATACTCACCAGACACTTGTATTTTTGTTGCGCACGAAATCAACATGCTAACTTGTGATAGCTTAGCATCTCGCGGAAAGTGGCCGCTAGGCGTTTATTTCAACAAGCAAAGTAACAAGTTCATGTCTCGATGCGTAGTTAACAATAAACTTAAATACCTTGGCTTGTTCTGTACTTCTCTTGAGGCTAGCAAGGTATACAAAGAATTCAAATCAAAATTAATACTATCTGTAGCTAAAGATCAAGAGCAGCCATTAAAGAGTTATTTGGTGAGAATTGCCGCAGAGGTAGCGACATGAAAGTTAATTTGATCAAATCGCCAGGTGGTATTTTAGTTCCTGCTGATGACGCTCAGCTAGTAAAAATGGACAAGCTAGGCAATGGCGAAGAGTACAAGGTTGATATCCCTCTGAAGCAAAATGGCAAGCTGCACCGTAAAATGTTCCTGTTCTTTTCGTTCTGTACTCAGCATTATTATGGCGACAGTGAAGCGCATAAGGACGAATATCAGCTTGATTATGTCAGGAAGAAATTAACGATTTTAGCAGGCTATTACAGGCAGGTATTTAATCGTGATGGCGGTTTTGAGATTGTTGCGAAATCTCTTAACTACGAAAAAATGTCGCCAGAGGAACGATCGGACTTTTACAAGCGGATAATTAATGCGGCAATTAAGCGAGTATTTGATCGGACGACAGACGAGAATACTTTGAGTCAACTCTATAACTTTTTTTAGGAATGATTATGATTAAAATATGGTGGTTTATAAAATGTCTTTTTGGCTTTGGTTCTGTTGAGGATGGATCTATTTGCTGGTTTAGCTCGGGCGTCCCTTGGCTTTTTGATGTTCATGACTACCCAAAAGACAAAGGCGGCGATGACATACCATGCTGCTTTCACGAATACGAATGCCACAAATGCGGCAAGAAATTTGGAATATAAAAATGGCTAGTAAAATAACCAAGTCAGCTAAGAACGAATCATGCTCATTGCGCGTAAGCCCTCAATGCTCGCACGATGAAGAAGGTAAGGTAGTGCTGGCGCATTTAAACTCAAACTACCGCGGCACAGGCTTTAAATCGCCTGATATCTTCTCATGCTATGCGTGTTATGAGTGTCATTTATTGTTGGACTCAAGCAAGGTTGATCACAAAGACCAAATGAGAGCCAATCAAGAAACGATAATGAAACTTGTTGATAAGGGGTTAGTAAGTTATGAGTAAAATAATTATAGGAATCGATCCAGACAGTAAAGCGCATGGGGTAGCTGTTTATTATAGCGGTCAATTAAGGATTTTAGACAGTAAATGCCTCATGGATATTTATACGTTTCTTGATGAATCAATAATAAGTCACGCAATAAATAACGAAATGGAAGTCGAAGTCCACATGGAAGACGTTTGTGCAAATAATGCAATATTTAGGGGTGGTAATAATCTAAAGGTTCAGCAGTCAATAGCTAGACGCCTTGGTATGGTGCAGCAGTCACAAGTAGAATTAGAAGGGCTTTTTCTGTATTGGGATATAAAAGTTGTAAAGCACAAAATATCTAAGATGTGGAAAAAAGATAAAGCACAGTTTGAGAGGGTTACAGGCTGGAAGGGTCGCAGCAATGAAGATACGCGATCGGCTAGCTGGTTTGGGTATTTAGGATTGAGTAAATAATATTAAGATAGCAATAGGCCATTTTAATCAGGCTTGTTGCTTTTCTCTTTCTCTAGCTCTTTCATTATTTCCCGCGTTAATTCAGCACGATTTCTAGCGGACTCTTGTTTTCTCCAACGATCTGCCCGAATGTGAAAGATAAGGCCGATAATAATACTGATCAATGTTAATGATAAGCCTATGATGATCGAGTACTCATTAATCGCTGTTACTATCCCTCCCGCTCCCGATGTTAGCAGCGCTCCGTTCCCGATGTTGCTTGATGTGTCGATGCTCATGCTCTTTTATTCCTCGATAGATATTTACTGCCAACCCAACCGCCTGAATGGTAATTATAATAACAACTCCGTATTGTCGGAAAAATTCCAATAAGCTGGCATGCAACCAATCCATAGATCACGCTCTCGAAGTTAGAGTATATAAGAATGTTCTCAGCATGAGCAAAATCATACTCAAGTGCAGCGTAAGATATTAAAACACATAATAATATAATGGACTGGTAAAATCCAATTGACGAACTACGCGAGGACAAATACCAAGCCGCGGCCATCGCAAACGTTGCTCGAGTAAAATAAAACAGATCACCAGAAGCATCGCCAAGCGCCGTATTAATGCAAGTGGCAATAAAAAATATTGACATGCAAAGGTTTTCAGCCCTTGCATGATCGGGTACAGCAGCAAGCAAGAAGATGATCGCGCAAGCTAGCTGGAATAACATTACTTTTTAGGCCCAGTTGTTCCAAGAGGCCGCTTAGTCGGATCTGATTTGTCCGCTGGCTTTTGAATTGAGTTTAACATGGTTGAATCCTTGAGTTGGGTTAGTGATAAAATTGTATTTTAACGTTTAAGTAACGCGGATACAATACCCGATAGCCCCGACCGTGTCGGGTTGCCTTGTGAGGCGTTCAACTTATCGGCCTGCTCGTTCTTAAGTATGCCAAAATAGGCGTTAAGCAAGCCCACAAACGGAAGCGTGACAGCTACGATAAAAGCCCACCCATCCGTTACGCTCTTAAGGGGGTCGTCGCTATTAATGACCGCATAGGCCCAAATACTGATCGCCACAATCTCGGCATAAGCTACGACATGGAATGCGCCGAGCGCGATTTTTGGCCGAGTTGTGTGGGTGCTAATAGCCTCTGCAGCTAACATTGCCCGGTTAGATTCGCCAGCCTGCTTTAACTGCTCAATAGTTACGTCGAACTGCTTATCCATTAACGCGGCACGTTGATCGCTCGGTACATGGACAAGTGCATCTTGCACCTCGGAGCCCGTAGCATGTTGGGGCAGTTGCTTATCGTCCGATAGTGCAGCATTGATCGCGCCGACGATTAGCGAACCCGTGCCTGGGAGCGCGACCTGTAACGCCGCAGATCCTACATTCTTAACGATTTCCCATAAGTTCATAGTTAATCCACCAATTCAAAGTGAGGACAATCCCATCCGTAAGGAATGCCGTTCTTAGTTTTAGGCTTGGAGGACTTCCACATTCCCCCCCATTTGATTTTGTAACCTAGAATGGAAGCTGCCTGGAAATAAGCGCAAGCGACCATTGCTAGATGATCTCGCTCCCAACTAGCTTTTCCATTTACAAAAGCATAAACGTCCAAGGCTTTTCCATAGCCATCTTTAGCTGGCTGATGATTGCTCAAATTTTTATAACCATCACATTTGGATTTTTTAGCCAAGAACAATTCATATTGTCGTTCAGCAGATCGAGCGCCAGCGTCAGCTGGGTGACCGTAGTCGACCAGAGTCAGCTGGATAGCTAAATCATCAATCTCAATTAAACGAGGATCAACACCCTCTCTTCTTTGCTTTGATTTATTGGATAATTTATACATTGTCTACCCCATGTGACCGCATCAATGGTATCACTACCAATTGCGGCATTAACATTTCCATCTCTTGTTATGATAAATTTAAAATAAACCAAACGCTGAGTGAAGATGATATTGAATATTTTGACAGTGAAGTAACATCACTAAAGTGAGTACCCCGTCCTTGGGTCTTTGTTTTATATCCCTGCGGCATCAAGACGCTGCGATATTCCCGCCAGCAAGAACATAGTTAATTCACTCGGCCTAAAACTATATCGATTACCAGCTTTTGTGCGTAAAAATGATTTCGCTGGCTCGATCTCGTTGCCTTCCTCATCTAAAACAGAGTCAATATTTTCATAAATATCATCCCATTCGTCATAGCACATAAAGCTGTACGAGAACGGATCAAGCCCGTGGTTCTCAAGTATTGCCATTGCTGTTTGCACAGTGGTGCCGCAATGTGTCCGGGCCGCACTACCCTCCGTCTCAACTTTGGCCAACCACTTCCAACCGCCCAATGATTGCAAGATCTCTTTGCTAGCCTGTAGTTCTGCAGGGCTAAACCCCGCGACCTCAGTTTTTAGTCGTGCGTCACACGTGTTAATGGCCCCGACTGCTGCATGCACAGTATTAAATCTATTAGCTGCCGAGCCTACATTAACAAGCCCATCTGCGCCGCCTGTGAACTCGGTAGTTCCGAATGAATATAAAACAGTTGCAAAATTAAACGCTAATAATCTAAAAAATGACGTTGCGCTCGATGTTGCCGAACTATTAACCAGAGTCAAGTCAGTTCCAACGGAGTTGGTAAGGTCTATCCCGGGTTGAGTTGACCCTTTAAAGGTAGGCCGCCTGACAGCTCCGTTGGTTATATTAACTTCCCAAAAATTTGTCCCGGCGCTATCTGCGTTTGTTTTAAATGTTTTTGACCCGTAACGATTTGTGTTTGTTCCGCTATCGTCAACGGTGTAACCAGTGATAAACTCACCATACAAACCAGTACCGTCAGCGTTAGGATCTATTGTCAGGAACGATCCGGCACCACCTTCAAAATAAGCTGGATAGAAGTTAACGCTAATCGCTTTTCTTGCGGCACCGCTCGCACCAATTAAGACATCTGTGGACTCAATGACATGGTTAAAAAAGTTCACTGAGTTACAGCTTTGAATACTTAATCCGGTTCCACTTCCTGCGCCGCTAGTTCTTCCACCATGAATCCCCCATGTCGTAATTTGTTCTTTATCAGCAGCGGTATCACCGAGTAGCCATCCCACGCCGCCAGTTGGCCACGCGCTAGCTCTTTCTACAAAGATATCATAGAAATTATTATACCAGTTTGCAGGACCGCCCGACCCCGCAAGTGTTGCTCCGGTCATTTGTATACCGGTACACCCGCCGCACCAGCCTATAAACACATCATATGTTGTCCATCGACTATAGCCTGTCGCGTTCCATATTAATTGCCCCACTGGCAGCTCAACTGGCGGGTTTTTTGGAACGAATGCAAAACCTTTATATACACCAAACGACAACTGATCTGCAAATGATTGTGTTGTTGCTGATGCATTTTGTAACCCAGTTTTGTTATCTCCTGTCAACTGAAAAACAGTATTGACTCGACCGTCACCGTATATGTTAACGCCCTGTTTATCTATCCACCCCTCGACATCGTAGATACCTGAAGGTGTGTACACCCATGCGCCGCCGTGACTAAATATAGTTGTTGAGAATAACGCAAACCCGAAATCTATTGCCGCTTGGATTGCCGCGCTATTTTGTGCTGCCGTATTGCTTTCTGTTACGCCCCACTCTAATGTATTTAATTTTTCTTTATTAGTTCTCAGCACAAGTGCAAGCGTTACATCACCTGTTGATGCAACAATGTTTCCGTTTGCTGGTGCGCCTGGTGAAATTGTCACTGTGGACTTTAAAACAACATCCCAAAGTGCGCCGCCGCCCTCGCCTAATGTTCGGTCCTTTAACCGAACCACTCCGCCATCTTTTAAAAGAGTGCTTGCAATGGCACCGTTTAGCGTAGTAAAGGGGATAATAGTGTTGGATAAAGGATTTAATAATATAAAATCAGCGCCGTCAAAGGTAGCTTCGTTTAGTTCGTTAGCCTTAATGTATCCTGCGGGAACCGTAGCTCCACCAGCTATTTTTAGGTCTTTAACCCCCAGCCCTGCGACGTTTACCGTTGACGCACCAGTATTTGTATTTCCTGCAATAAATTGGATCTTAAAGCCAATAGCATAAGCGGGGGCTCGTTGCTTTAGACCGACAACTGAGAGTACGTAAGCGTCTGCTATACCACTTTCGGAATAAAACAACCCGTTGGCGACGTAACCACCAATAGCTTTTCCTAGTTGATTCAGGTCGCCCGAGGTGAGCGTCTGACCTAAATTTTCAATAACATTTTGAATCTCACTAGGGACTTCATTCCATTCCGCTGCTGTTAGGGTGTTGCCCGTGATCTTATCGTTTAGATCTTGCATTTATATCTCCTGGAACAGTACTTGACAGTTCGCGGGTTTTAGTTTGTTAAATAAACATTCTAACAAAACAGTGACGTCATCACCAAACGTTAGAGGGAATGTGTATGTAAAACGCTCAGGTAATGTTAGGTTTATTACTATCGTAAATCTGGCAACTTTATTAGACGCAAAAGTAATGCCACTCTCACTGCCCGCTAAAACCGTGGCTGTAACGCCGAATATTAACGCGACATTTTCAAAATCTGGTATTGTTTGAACGCCCAACGCTGCTAACTTGGTGAGCACCTGCTTACGTCGGTTATCGATAGTCCCGGCAACTTTAAAGCAGTCATCTGGAATGCCTAGTGTGGACTCCCATTCTGCGATAAATTTCACAGTCTGATCGGGGATGATTTCCTCGCTATACTCTTTCAGCAGACCGTTAGCACGAAAAAGCTCACCAGCCATGCCGCGAAGTAACTTTCTAAAATTACTACTGGCAACACTCTTGGATGCGAATAAAATACCACCAGGTAAATAGTCAGCTAAACTATTGGTGTATTGTTCTATGTCTCTTCGTTCGAATAGTGCCATTAGTTGAACACCACGTTACCTAGTACGCCAATCTCGTCCGACGCTATTACAATATCAGCGGTGGGGGTGCTTAAGTCAAAATTTATGACCACATCGCCTGTCTCGGTATCAACCGTATTAAATATAGCAGATCGGTATGCATCCTCGTCTATATTAACACCGACAGATGTATTTTCTGCATAGAATGCTTTTAAGTTGTTTTCAATGGCCGTCTGCATAGTTGATGTGTTTGGCGTCAAGCTACTGAAAGTAAAATCAGTTACAACTGCAATTGGTGCCAAAACAAACAGGTCGTTATCCTCGTCAGTATTAGCTGGCAGTATTTCTTCAATTTTTGCCTTCACAGTTGCAACTTCGGAGCCAGACGGGATCGGATTAATGTCGTTATCTCGCATAAAGAAAACGCGCACTTGGCCTATTGCTACGGTAACAGTTGATAATATTGTTCCTGTCGCCGGAGTAACTGGAGTGTTGGCCACAATAAAATGGAATATTGTTGTACTTTCTACCAGTATTGGCGCATCAATAACGTTATAGTCAACCTGATCAGCCCCAGTAATCGTGACAGTTTGGCCGCTCTGGAAGTCGGCAGCAGCAGTTAGTGTTACCGTTGCTACGTTACCTAACCGAGTTATTGAGGTTATTGCAGCGGTGCCGATAACGAACCCAGCAGGTTGTACGAACACTCGAGTAACGCCGGCCACTTCTTTCGCTTTGTCTTTAATATCGGATTCATTAAAGTGGGCAACTGGATTTTGTATTCTATCAAGTAGACGAGTCCGTAGGCTTGGGTCTGTTTCTTGATCAGTGCCGCCACCAACCGCCCCGAAATCTACGGTTAAAGTATCATCTACATTAACGATAGGACTTTGCAACGTTAGTTCTTCTCCGGCGTCGAGATTGGTGTCCGCACCAAAATCATCAGATTTAATCGGTACGCTCGCCGATGTGAATGCCGCTAGTATAGTTCCTGTTGCCGGGGTTGATGGCGAGCCGACAACTTGGTATTCGAAAGTATTAAGCCCCGTCACGGTTATGACTGCGGCGCTCACATTGTATTCAGTCTCAACCGCACCTGAGATTGTTACTGGCACATTGTTAGCTAAACCATGATCGCTGACTGTTGTCAAAGTAGCTGTCTGACCTGACCGTGCAATCCCTGACACACTAATTGATTGGGCGGAAATAGTGGCGCTACTTGTCGACGTATAATTACCGCTTGAAGTGGTCATTACCGTGCCGCTAGGGACTATAGCGGCAGCTGTACCCGTCGCAACTACATTGCCTGTCGCTTGGGATGCTGGGATTGTCTGAATGCCCCAAATCGCAGCCCAGCGCTTAAGTAGTCCGTTAATAGCTGTAGTTGCGGTGTCTGGCAAGTTCTCTTTTAGAGCTGCTAGTAGTTGCAGATAAAAGTCAAATATCCGATTGGCAAACGACGTAATGAGAGCACCTAGCCAAGAGTTTTTAAGTCTAGGATTGGATTCTGGGAGCTCCCGTTGAACATCGGTTGCTGCCCGATTTTCTACTTCAGCTGCGCTTTCTGGTATTTCTAAGCTCATTTATCGTATCCCAGTGTTCTGCCACAAATTAAAGAAACGCCGCTCGACTTCTGACCGGCTGCGACGTATAACAATTTCAAGAGTCACTTTACCATTTTTTACAGTTGCGATCACCTCATCTACCGAAACAGCAAAACCGTCATCGACAAGCCATTGCAGTGCTTTTCTTGCTTCGTCTTCGATGCGATTTAAATTTGACCTAGTTACCCGCGCTTGCTCGAACAGCCAAAGCTTAGATCCGTTTTCAAAATCTTTACCTTCGCTGCCTATCCATCCACGGCGTAATTGTGGTTCAACTACTTCTGACGAATCAGCTCTGCGCTCACCAAGCAGGCTGTAAAGCAAGCTCGTATCAAAAAAATCATCAGTTAAAATGTCGCCGTCCGTATCGATGGATATATCATATAACTGAGTTGTTGGATCTATTGTTAATACTGCGTCCGTATCTCCCGGCATTATGTCACCCCGCTTATAGCTGCTTGCCCGTCACCAGCCGAATCATTGGTTTGAGTATGACCATGAGTATCACCGACATCTTTGCCGTTATTAGTCATTGTCCCATTAAACGTTGATGTTCCCTCTACTGTAAGATTTCCAGCGATAGCTACATTGCCGCTGAATGTCGCGTCGGGTGCGTCGACATCTAATGCTACGCCTGATTTAACAAGCATCTTGCCATTAGCTTGAAGCTTTATGATTAAGTCAGGTAACAACGGATGAAAAAACGCAACCTCACCTGCTTCTAGTTTTGGCCTTTTACTAGTATTGAACGGAATTGAAAATCTATTGTCGGGTAAATTTTGAACCGAAAACATTAACGACAGAATATCGGCCGGGACGTTAGCATGCATCCCATAAGGGAATACCATTATGCCATCTGCAACCTTTCCAAGATATTGCACCTGCTGAGCTGGGAACTGTTTATCATCTTGGCCGGGAGACGTAATCTTTGATAACCTAATTAAATTTTTATCACTCATATCAGAATATCAATCCCGCTGTTTTGCTTGTTTGTGGTTTTTCTAGATCTAAACTGTAAGCTTTTTGATCAACAAATGATAGGGAGGTTAATTCACCACCGTCATTATCTAGAGTAAATGTGACCGAATTACATAGCATAGGCTCAGACTTACCAAGGTAATCATCGACAATTTGATAAAGTTTGTTTATCTGCCAAAGTTCAGAGCTGGTGTCGGTTGGATCAACTTGATAACTCGGCACCGTAACCGAATAAACTAGGCCTCTGGCTTTTCTAATATTAGCCTCCCACTTGGCCCGAGATTCGTTCTGATCATCTGAATTTGGAGCCTCGGCTATTAATATTAGCTGGCGGCCTATTCGAACATTGGGATCGGTTACCCCTCCGCTCTGATCCACTACCGAATCGAGGCCAGTGTCACCGGCAAGATTCAGAGCGAAGGGGTTTAGTTGTGAGGCAAATTTATAAATATTAAACCGCCCCGTCGTATCAAAACTAAATGAACTAGCAAGTACGTTGTTATCTGATGCGCCAATAATGTGCTGTATGCTGCCTAGAGCTGTTTCAGCTGATCCGCTGGTTATTACAATATTTCCATCGCTATTTGAAGTTAATAAAACTTGGCGTTTACGGCTGTATTTTTCAAGAAAATCAAATGCGTTCATTCCCGGTTCTGCTGAAACAACATCTTCTGCGGGGTTAAATTTATCTGTCTTAACCTCTTCAATGACTTTTATCTTATTTTTTGCGCTAATGTCAGGACCGCTAATATCATCGATTGCCTTCTCAATAATTTGTTTTAGCGTGAGAGATTCACCACGGAGTTCAAAGCCGCTGAGATTGCTATCTAATAGGTCGCCAGTTTTATCGCGGCCCTGCGTTCTAATTGTATGTTCAGATGCGTTATAATTAACCTCTACTACCTCAATAAACCCGGTTAAGACAGGGTTGTTATTAACAATAACTCGGCAGGCTTCACCGCCTTTAAATGGCAACGCCACGCCATCGGCCGCAACAGCTTCAAAGCTGAATGTATTTGATAGCGCATCAAGGCGAATCTCACAACTAGCCGCTGTAAAGTTATCGTATTGAACGCCATTTACCTCGAGAAGCATGGTCATGCTGTTACGATCTCCACTGTCCCATCGACAAATGAAACGTCGGTTATACCATTCAACTCTAGGATCTGTGTCGCGCTAGTCGATTCAGCGTAGTATTGAAAACTCAACACCCTGGCCGGAATAGTATAAACGTTCACTTCAATGATCTGTTTGAGTGTAATTTTCTGCTCGTCAAAAAATTGTTGAACTATTACTCGCATGTCAGTAACCGCAGAGATCACCTCATTAGACGATCCTGATACTGCCACTCGTTGATATTGAACCTCCAGTTCGTCAGCGGCCTCTTCAATTTCACGAACGTTGCCAAAGGTTATTTGTGAAACGTTAAGGTATGCATAAGATAAAGCCAAGGCATTAATAGAGCCGTTCAATACTGCACGGTTTTTCTTTCTCTGAATTCTACCGGCTGTTGTTGGAAGTATTTCATCCTCATCGTTTCCGCCAAAATCAAACAATGCCTTAAAAGCCTCAGCTGCATTTTCTACGGTTCCAAATAGCCCATTGATACTAGAAAATATATTTTTAATAGCATCAGCGAGTTGACCAGGGAGGCTAATCAAGGCCACAACAGCGTCAGCAACCCTACCAATAAGGCTAGCAAATTCATTAATTTGACCTACTATTGCGCCAACAAAAGCAGTAGCCTCTTTCACAGCGTCGATTATCTCGTTCACCTTATCTATGGCGTCAGCAAAGTTATCTCTAAACTTAGTTAATACTTCGAAGTTTAAAGTTATATCATCCACAACAGCGTCGATAACTTCGTCGTTTGACTGGGTTAACTGAGATAGTGCCGTAATGGTCTGCCGGGGGATCCCGGTATCGCTCGAAATTTCAAAAGTAACATTCAAACGAGATCGGCCAAAGTCGGTAAAGTCTTCGTTAATGCTATACGTTGTCGCTTTAACATTCTCAATGCGACCATATAGAGGGTGTATTAACTCGCCTTTACCTTTGCTCTCTATGACAGCAATGATTGAGTCACGGTACTCAAAGTAGCCCTGTCGGGTATTGGTGATGCCGCCGGAAGTGGTTGTTCTCGGGGCGATAACAATTTGCAGGTTATAAGTTCTAGGTTTTAGCCCTTGGTCTTCAATTGTTTGCGTATCGCGATTTGGGAATTCGTGCTTGACCGTTTTGCGGCCGCCGTTAACCGATCCCGAATCAATCCTGATCGGGACGCCTTTAAAAAACCCATCGATGATACGTGTTGAATCTGCCATTATCTTGCCATCACCATATTAACGCCGGTATTTAGCCCGGCACGATTGCCAATTGTTTTACTCTTAACTGACTCGATTATACCGGCTGGCGCGCGTAAATTTACATTTATATCAGTTTGTGACTTTTGAGTTACGCTTTGACTAGACTTAATCTCTGTTTCACCAAAAGAAAAGAACGATGCTATTTCTGTCCCAACATTAGAAATGCTACTTCCTAATCCTGAGATCTTATTGGTTAAAAAGTTTATTGGGGCCATAACCGTGTCAATCAGATCGCTACCAAAACTAACTGCCGATGTGATTATTCCATCGAAGAAAGTAGTAAATGAATTAACAAGACCTAAAGCGCCATTTTTTATATCATTCCACAGGTTAGAGAAAAACCCTGAGACATCTCTCCAAAGCAATCTGGCCCCTTCTTTAATGTCATCCCAGTTTTTAACAATCAAAACACCGGCTGTTATTAAAAGCCCAATGGCAGCGATAACAAATAATACTGGTATAATCATTGCGCTAAACGAAATCCCAAGCACACCACTGGCAAAGGTTAAAGCGCCAAACGCTACAAATATTTGACCAACCACTATTAAGACCGGGCCTAGTATCGCAACTAAACCAACGATCACGGCGATTAGTTTTGTTATACCTGGCTGCTCTTTTGCGAAGTTTCGGATATCCGTTCTTAATTCATTAAAAAATTCACTTAAGCCACCAAGGCCATCTTTAAGCCCGAAAACATCAACAATAATGTCGCCAAACACTCCTGACGTTAAAGTTATATTATCTTTTAGCGTTGAAAATAAACCAGACAATGTCGCAGACTGGCGTTTTGTTTGGTCAAAGAATATCCCGCCCTTAGATGTCATATCGCCCAGGGCGTCTTCCATGACTTTGAAACTAATTTTTGATTGCGACGCTAGTTTGAATATTTCGGCTTTTGATAGATTAAATTTATTTGCCAACAAATCGATGATTGGTATGCCACGCTCTGCGAGTTGTAACAACTCCTCAGTCATTAACTTGCCCTTTGCTCGAGCTTTACCAAAAATTTGAGCTATATCTGATAGTGGAGCATCCGTACCGGCTGCAATGTCACCCAACATTCTTAGTGTTGGTAGCATGTCATTAAGGGGCACTTTAAATGCGAGTAAGGTTTTAGTTGCTTTGGCAACTCCTTCAAGCTGGAATGGGGTAGTAGCTGTGAATTGCACTAATTTAGACAATAACTCTTGGCCCTTTTCAGCGCTGCCGGTCATTGTCTCGAAAGATGTAGCCAAGGTTTCAAGCTTGGCTGATTGCACCAGAGCTACGGTACCAAATGCCGCCAAAGGAACCGTCATGCGAGCTGTTAGATTTTTACCTAACTCGGTAAGTTTGCCGCCGGTGGCTTTAGCTTGCTTACCTAATTGCTTTAATTTTATCCCTGTCTTCTTTATTTTTCGATCAAGCTTACTGAAGCCGCCGACCATTCCGCCGACTGCTCTGCGAATTTGTTCCGCTTTTCTCGAAAATCGGTTTTGAAGCTGAATTATAAAACTAACTTTATTTGCCACTTCTCGACCTCTTCATTTCGTTATCACGCTCTTTACTAATGGCGTTTGCCTCTTCCTGTAATGCAAATAGCTCAGGCAAAGGCATTGTTTTAATATCTTTGTAGCTTACCGCCCCCTCAAAAAACGACATCAAGCGAACGGCTTTACTATAAATTACGCCTTCATCATCTCCAATGCAGACGTAAGGATAAAAACTTTTAAATATTCACCGGTCATGCCTTCGAGATCGCTGACAGACATCTTTGAGATTAACCCTTTTTTGAGCGGTTCCTCGCCATCGATTAGAGCAATTCCCGAATCTAAAAAGGTAGCTCTTGCTGTTTGCATATAAGCAGCGTAATCAATATCGGACATTGACAGCATTGCCATAATCATATCGCCGGTCAAATCTTCAAAGCCACCAGATTGTTTGTCGCTCGAATCGGGGGTTGTTTCTTGAGTTTGACTGGAGATCGCTTTCATAAAGCCCTGTTTTAACTTTGCGATATAGCCAATGTTTTCAACGGTGGGCGCACTAAGAGTAATGAATGCCGCGTCACGCATGTCACCTTTAAATGCATATTCAAACTGACTTTTTAGCTCATAAGTTATTTCTGTGACTTCTTTCATTTTTTTGGCCTCGATAGAAAGTTGGGGCATAAGCCCCGTTAATTATTGCGCTTGATTAGATCTAAACTCTATCTCAACATTGCCATCAGTAGATAGGCTGACTTCAGGATCGCCCTGAATCGATGCTTGAGTAAAGATGCGAGTGAAATTGCCGCCAGTAGCCGACATTATTTCAACCACGTTATTATTACGGTTATTTTTCCACTCACGAACTAACTTTGCACTGTCTTCAGTTGATGGTAAAGAGAATTTAACCATACCGAATTTCGTGGCTAAATCTTCAGAAAATATCTGTTCTGTTTGACCGCCACCAACGACGGCGTTTCGCACATTGAATTCGCCGAATCCATCGGCATACGAGAGCGTGTTGGCCTCATAGGCGATGATGTCATTGTTTACCAATATGGCAACGTTATTTAATTGGTCGGCCATTGCCTAACCTCCTATGAAGTGGTAGAAAAGGCGATTTTCATTGTCGCCGCGATTTCACGAATTTGAGTAACCAATGGCACAATCATTTGGATCGTGACTTTGCCTAGCGCTTTATCAATAGTGATAACTACATTATCGTTAAAGAAATTCAGCGCATCCTCACCCGATTCTAGCAGTACAAAATCTGGCCCGCTTAGATCTTGATACAAACGCTTAAGGAACGATCTGATAACTTGCTCGTTAGCCATGTCGCGACCTTTAATAACATCACCTTCAGTTAAGCGTGATTGAGCAAAACGGGCTCGCAGATTGTTAAAGAAAAATTCTCTCGCCTGACTTGAAGTATCAACGAAATTCAAGAAACCAAATGTTATATCAGGATTGCCAGCAACATCAGTTTTGTAAGTTGTTACATATTCACCGGAGATAACAGTGTTATTAGCGATGTTGTTGCCGATAACCGTAATGCCGTCATCTTTTAGATCTTCAATTTCCGAATCGTCAAAGCCGCGACCCGTTTGCATTGGTACGAGCTCGGCAAATGGCGTGTTGAAATATGGCTTAGATGCCAACGCGGGACCGCCAAAGCTATCGAGAGGGCCATTGGCCGTAATAACCAAGTCCGCAACACTAAACCCGTCCGTGTCTAGCCGTAAGCCTCGGAAACCTGCCCACTGTGAAGCAATAACCATCGGAATTTCAACAATAGATGGTCCTGAGTAATTAGTTTCGGTTTCTTTTTGATCACCGATAATCACCAGGCTTTGACTGTTCAATGCGGCACCAAGAACTTTTAGATTTGATACCGTATCAGCCAAGGCAGTAAAGCCAACACCATCTAAAACTTTACCGTCAGCATTAAATCGCGGATCAAGTAAAGATCTTAGCTCGGCTGTGTCGTTAGGATATGGCCATACAATTGCTTGATATCGCTTGTCGCCTATTACATCGAATACAGCTGTTAGAGTCGGATCGGTTGCGCCAGATGCCATGCCTGTAACTGTAGTGCTAATACCTGCTACCGTTCCGCGTACTTCGATCGGAATACTATTACCGTATGTGCCGGCATTGATTGCTGTCATCGTTACGGTGCCGGTTACATTAGCCGCCGTGACCGGTACGTCGAGGTTAGCATTAACTGCCGCTTCGATTGCAGCACCGACCGCTGTGGCGGTGTCAGTGTCCGCGACTGCAACGCTAAATTTAAAGTTTCGCTCCGAACCGGTGATAATCGTCAGCGTACCCGCTTCAGTAGCAGTGCCCGTCACTGCAATAGTGCCGGTGGCGTCAACGCCCGATCCATCATCATCGAGTGAGATTGCATCAACTTGTATTTGCTGGTTACGAACCTTATTAGCGCGAATCATTGTTGCTAACATGCTATCGCGACCAAATAGGGCATCTTCTGCGCCACCGTTAGAGATCGATTCAACTAACGCACCAGCAGTGGCAGAACCTGCTGCGGTCTTTTGGCCAACGAATAGAATTTTTTGTGCAGTATTGCCGACAGTTGCAGAGGCGTTGACGATGTTTACCGTGGCCTTTGGCTGGCGAATAGTGGTTGTCATTTAGTTTTCTCCTGTTTTGACTTGGAGGCTTTAACCACCTCAACGCAATTATCAATCTTGGCATCCTTAAGACGTCGGCGCCAGAACTTCTCTAATGGTACTCCACAACTGTCTGCCTGTACAGTTACGGTATGGCCTGCTTCATATCCGGCCATAGGCTGATTTAATTTTAGTCTCATAATGGTTCGTCGTCCAAATCAATGTCGCTGTTAATAACACCAGTACCCACATCGTGAGCCTGATTCATCGTAATATCTCTAAAGGCTACGTCTTCATCAGCGCCAATTGTATCATCAATGCCCATTAATAACTGCATTTCAAATGTGTAGCGGTGGATGTAGAAGGCTGTGTTGTATCCGTGAAGGCCATGCTCATTAAACATTAGGGCATTGTATTTGCCGCTTGCTAGTAAGCTGTCGAACTTTGCAAACAAGATGCTTTGGCATATTGGCTTGAATAACTCCTGCGCCCGGTCCATTGCCTTCCGACCTGATATTTGACCCGACGTAGGGATAAACACAAATAGGCTAACTGTCTGCGCTAAAAATTGCTTGAAGTGGTTTGTGCGCTGAATGTTATCCGTTCCGTCAATTTCTAAGGTCCGGCTTTTGTTGGCAACAGCATCATTCATTACAACGTATAACCAAGCATCATCGGCTGACTGCCTGGTATATGACTCTAAGGCTCGTTCGTCAGTCGCCGCGCCTGATATTCTTGGCTGGGTTTTTGCGGTTATCGTTCCTGACGCCGGGGTAAACAATGTGCTATCGGTGATCTCATATTCAAATGTTGTTGTTGTTGGTGCCGCTGTGACCTTTTGAAGCCCGTTATAACTTTGCAAAGGGCTTGAGCCATTTAACAACAAAGGTGAGCCGGTTGAGCTTGTTGGGCCACTGTCAGCAACTTTAAATGTGATTGTGCGACGGTTTTTAACTTTTAACAGCGTGAATGTGCCATTAAATTCAGATTCAGTTGCCCCGCTAATTTCAACGGTAGTAAATGCGCCCTCGGTCATATCATGGTCGGCACCGGTAACAAGTGTGGCAACAATGCCAACTCTATCAATGCTGGTAATAGCTATCGGCGTTTGAGCGCCAACAACGTTAACTGATTTACCAATGGTTAAACCGTGAGCCGTGGTAGTGGTTGCGGTAACAGTGGTCCCGCTACGCGTTAGGGAGCTTACGGAAAATGAAGTCGTAAAATCGTCTACCAATGCCGGCAGTCTAACTGATAGCTGTAAGATAAAATCCTTTGCTCGCATTATTTAAAAGCCTTATCGATACCGTTCTCAAAGTGTTGTGTCATGTTACCTTGCTCTGCATTTAAAGCGTTAAGTAAGCTCGGCCGCGCTTTCATCTTGGTCGTGCCAAACTCAACAAACTTGGCGTAGTCTGGTGCTTCTTTGCCACTGCTAACACCATAACCGAATTCAATTTCGCTTGACCCCCTTAATTGAAAGCTCAATGACCGGCGTAATGTTCCAGTTCTGTTAGCGTGAGTTTCGCTAGGTGCCGAGGATAAATGCCTTCGACGTCGACCCGCTTTGTCACGCCGTATATAAACAATACCTGTTTTGACACCTTTTAATATTTCTCGGTTAGCAACAGCAATAAGGCTATGGCCAACTTTAAACATGCCCTGGCGCAAGCCGCGCCTTGTTAGCTTTGGAATGTCTTTGATAACTAAAAAAACTCGGTCGTTTTGTCGGTCTGATTTAAATTTAATGGTCATGCTTTACTAGCCTCTTTGTCACCACGATCAGTGCAATGTAGTAACATAAACTCTGATCGCCTATCCAAGTTCTCAACGCGCAATATATCTAGGCGGCTCCCGTCATCCAGTTTAACCCATGTCTCAGCAGTAACCGTCACGTCAAATCTAATATAAATCCAATCCGTAACGTCTTGCTCGGTCGATACACCGTCAAAGAATGTCTTACCATTAACCGTCTCTAGTAAAGCCCACACGGGCGGGTTAGGTGCGGTGAACTCTTCCTCAAAGTCAACCGTGTCAAACTCAGGTGCCTGGATAGCTCGGTTTTCTAAAGTGATTAAAGTATCAAGATCACCCAAGCAGACTTTGCGGTTTTTCCTTCGTATAAATTGACATATAGGCATTGATCAAGCCACTCCTTGAAGTTCGTGACCCTCGGCAAGCAACATAAACCTAGTATTTGTGTTAAGCCCCTGCCCGACTCTTAGGTCATCCTGAATCACAATCTGTAACTCTTCAAGTTTAAGCCCCTCAAGTCGGATGACGACGCCGTGCTTTGATTGTCCACCCCATGTTACGCGAGCTATAAACGCCCGGGTATTATTAGCAGGTACACGAGGTTGTAAAAACGCATTGTCAAAGCCTTGAATTATAAAGTCGCCGTTGGTTTTAAAGTTGAAAAGATTTTTAAAAGTCCCACCTTGCTCTTTAACCCTAATGACGCATCCATTGGTCAATGCAGCGTCACTACCGAAAGAGCTGGAGTCCTGATCGCCAGGCCCTTCGATCAATACAATTATTCTGACCATGTCGCCAGCCTGTGAAGGCAAAGGCAATATTGAAAAGATTTGAGGTGTGGATGACCCGTCAACCAACATGTCATCTGATGATCTTTGCACTATGCCAGTAGCAACCGTATACACGCGATTCACCGGCTGATCAAGTGTGATTACGTCGGCCACAACATTCAACACTGTTGCTTGCATGAACTTTAATGCCACTGGGTCAGCGAGCTCTATTACTTCACCTACCAAGGCCCCGTGCCCCGGATCTAAAGTGATGTCACGGCTGTCTATAGCTGTGTCAGCAGCCAACGTGACTGACGCACGCCCCTGTAGTAATGGAACTGTCAAAACTGGTGATGTCTGATCTTGGATAAATGCTTTTAGTGCTGTATTGCCACGATCTGAAGTTTCAAAAGAGTCTGACATCCGGGTATCATAATTTATTCCTAGCATGCTGTTACCCTTCTGTTATTACTAATACCGCCGACAACCGAACTGATCTGGCGAATATTTTTTGAGACCCTTCTATTCCATAAGTAATATTTTTTTGAGGGTGGATTAAGTGGCCTGTTTTAACGGAGGCGTTAGGCTTTGTGGCTGCCTCGCGAATTCGGACATCATCTTCAGAGTCATTAGTTATTAAACCAGAAACTCCCTGTTGAACTTCAGTCCATTTGATATTATCAACTGGAACATCTATCGTATCTGGCATTGATTATTCCCCTAATTAAACGTCCTATTTTATTGAAGAACTTCCACAAACACATCATTAGCACCGGTAGAGCCTGTAAAATCAGCGCGCAAGCGAGTACCAACAGGCAAAAAAACCGAGGTCCAAGCTTCCGTTTGCCGTAAATGCTCCGCCTGGAAATAAAGCGAATCTACTTTGCGGATCTGCATCAGTGGCTAACTCAATATTAACCGTTCCAGTACCATAGTTATCACCGCGAATAACGACTAATGCGGGACCACCTCTAGACCTAAATTCATCTGATGTGGTATCTACGTTAACTTCGTTTAATAAAATGGTCATAGGTTTTCAATCCTGTTTTGCAGATAAATAACTTTAGCGGCGGCAGGGACGGTATCCGAAACATTTAACTCGTCGCAGTCCCCTTTGTTTTGCAACATTTGCGTGGCGTGGAGCATAATAGCCTCTTGAATGCAATCCGGCACAAAAGTATCATCAGCGCCAAATCCTGCAACAAATTCGATCTCAATTGCCTGTAGCCTGCTGTCAGCATCTGTCGGCCATACTTGATTATCGCGTGTTAATATTTTTGAGTAATCATTTTCAAAAGTATTGTAAAAAACCGATGATGCCACTGTTGTTAGGACATCATCTTTTAAATACTTAACACTGTTAACCACCTGCAATTTAGATCGCCGCAGCTCAAAGCCGACATTACCTGAATTCGTTAAGGAACTTAGGTTAAAAACTTCAGTGCCGGGGAAATTATCCCGAAACGTTTTATAAGTTCGGTTGACAAAATCCCGTCTAGTTAATTGCTCGCCGTATTTAGTGGCAGCTTGCAAATAAAGTGTTAGCAGTGGGTCTGACACCGACGCATTGGTTTTAGCGTGTTGCTTGAAGGTATCCAGGTCGACAGCGAGTCCCACCGGCCCGGTAATCACTTCATAAGTAAACGCTCTGCCGTGAAAAATCGGCCGACTTCTGGCAAACATTATGACGGCAAAATTTCAAAGGTTACGACACCGTTTGATGTCGTAGTGCTTAAGCCGTCTTTCACCACTTCAATTGCTTCGGCGGCAGTAATAACATTCAGAGCACTAGGCGCTGATTGATCAACGTCGCCGGCTGCTGAGCCTGCATTGGCGATAGTAATCGCCGCGCCTGTCACGGCAGTGCCGCCAATCTCAAATGTTAGACCAGCATCGGCCGCAGTAATAGCCGCATCAATGACATTGCTAATTTTAACGATAGTACCAGCAACACCAGGCACAACGAATACACTGCCAGCTGTTGATACGTCACCAATTGGAACGGCAACAAGTTTGGTTTTTAAGTTAGCACCAGTAGGCGTCTTTACTGTGCCGCCAAGGACCAATGGATTATCAGTACTTCCGCCTACAGGTTGCTCGAAACGGTTGTCTACATTTTCACCAGACATGATTTATTTCCCCTTTGGAGCTTTTCGGCTCTTTCTTGGATTTTCTTTGGTTTCAGGTTCAATTGTAATTTTTGGTTCAATTTCTTCTTCTGGCTTCATGTCGTCATCGACGCCGTCACCATTATTGATAATTGAATCCGCCAAATAATCATCTAAGTGATATATTTCATCTTTATTAAATTTCAAAGTAGGCAAAGATGGTTTAGATTGGGCGTACTTACAATCTTGTGTAATTTTTACGTTTTTCATTGTCTAATCCTTAATAAAGAAAGCCGCCGAAGCGGCCCGCTCAATTAAACAACTGGCATCACTTCGCCTTTCTGACTAACTACCGAAACAATATCGGCACCGGTTGTAACACCCGCCGCTACAACGTTAAGTCGCACAAACTGAAGGTTACTAATAACACCGATAGTGTTAAGAATTGCACCGCTAGCGCTGGCTGCTGTAGCTGTTAAACCCGCGAGCGTCCCGATCAGCTTATCGCTTCCATCCACAATAGCCACGGGCACTGTGAACGCCGAATCAACAGATTCTTCAAGCGTAAAGGTGTAAGAGCCGTCGGTAAAGTTGTTCACTAATACATTGAACATTAAACCGAGTTCGAAATCTGCGGTGTCAATAGCAAAACCGTTAGTGGTTCCGTTACCTGTGACCGCAACTGTTAAAGCGATGTTTTGTTGGATATCGCTTCTGATGTCTTTAACTGCCATGATTTATTCCTCTCTTAATCAGTTAAATTTAAGTTTATACGGCCAACTTCTGAATTTTAAGCGCCTCGAAATTCGTTACGTCCCCGCCTGTGCGTTTAGTTGTGTAGAACTTAATGCGTGGCTTGTCCGTCAGTTCATCACGAATTACTCGGAACCCGATCCGATCAAGGATTGTGTAGCCCACTGAGAAATCACCATATACCATTGATAGAGCATCTGATGCAATCACTGGCATGTCATCCATAAAGATCACTCGCTTACCAAGCAGCGTCAAGTCGTCACCGACCTTCATGCTTCTGGGATCCAATAAGTAGGCACCTGCGCCATCTTTAAGGGTGATGATATTTTCCCATGACGCGCGCTTGATACCAAATATCGCACTGGCTTGGTAGGATTCGATTAGACTGTTTTGAAGCTTCTTGATGCCGTCAGCGGTAAAATCTCCAGCAGCGCCCGAATTGATCTGTTCAATTTTTTTGCGCTCATAAGTGCCAGGGACCGCCCATGCTGGTAGGCTTAAGAATCCGCGAGGCTTCTCGGAACCATCACCTGTCACAAATGCCTTGTTCTCTTCTCGAGACATTTTATTTGTAACCTTTCGAGACAACCAAGATTCAATATCAAAGCCAGCATCATCCAGCATCTTTTGTGTCGCAAGTGGTTGCGCGAACAATTCGTGCGCAGGGATGGTCAATAGCCCAATATTAGGCGTATTGGTGTTTCCCCGGCTTGAGGTCTCCCCAACCCAACCACCGAATGACGCTTCATCGTCATCAATAACAAATTCCATTGAATCGGAAGCTGTTGTTTCGATATTGGCGATGTTACGGATTGGCGAGGTTTCAAAGATCCGCTTGATCATCGTTGCTGAACGCTCTGGGCGGATAAAGTAACCACCTTGAGGATTGACACCGGCAATAAGGGTTTTAATCTCATTGTCGCGGCGATGCTCAGGAACGCCGTGGAATGATTTTGAACACATTGCAGTTACTACCGCTGCTGCAACATCATCATCCATACGTTCGCCAGTTCGTAAATAACGAGCCGTTTGTTCAGCGGCTTTCGATTCCATTTCTGAAGGTCCGTCACCTTGCGCGCCACCAAGTCGGGAAACTGCTTTTTCGATGTATTCGGCGGTCTTTTCAACAGCGCCTAATTGCATCTGTAGCTTTTGGATTTCATCAGCTTGCTCGGCAGCTTTTTTTGATGCTTTCTCTTCAACTTGAGCTATTAAGGCGTCATGCTTTTTGCTCTCTTTGGTGGATGCGTCTTGCGCTTCGGCTACAGATTTTTGATAGCCTTCAATTTTTTCGCTAAGTTCTTTTAATTCGGTGCTCATAAGAGGTTACCCTTTGTGAAATTTTGCTGATTTCATTAGCTGCTATTGTATTGTCAAAATTAGAACTTATAGCTGCTAACGCGTTTTTCAGCTCAACATCATCATCGACAGGCTCCCCCTGTAAAGATTCATTGAACTTATTTGAAGCGGCAATCTCAGCCGCAGATTTTGAGAGTCCTGCCTCCCGCAGGAATTTCTCGAATTCACGTCGAGATGTAACATTTTTCACATCTTCAACAGTAATTAGTTTTTCGTCTTCGTCATTTTCTTGAAGATTTTTTAATAGGAATGATTTATCTTTGTCGGACATTTCTGTTTTGTTTAATATTTCGACTAGCGATTTAATACCTGTGATAACTGCTTTAGGATTAGCGGGGAATGTAACTAAACTAATCTCTTTGAGATCGATCTCTATCAGTTTGCGAATTCTCGGATCTTCTAAATCAAATTCTTGTTTCACTACAATAAAACCAATAGACATGGTTTTGATTGAGCCGATTTTTAATTGAGGTATTACACGACCTGAAACGAAAGTATCTTCCTTTGGTAGCCTGGCCTTTATAAATAAGCCTTCAATGGTTTCTCTAATCTCAATCGGCATTCCGATTGGTTCGTGAGAGTTATGTTGCCACAGGATTATAGGGAGTTGCTTTTCGATAGACTCTTTAAAAGCGCCCGGCATGACAATATCATCGACCAAGTCTAAATTGCCGAAGGTAGAGGCTAGGCCCTCAAATATAAAGAACTTATCATCTTCATCATCGTCGTGAAGAGACTTTATTTCGAAAGCGACATCGATTCTGTCTAAATTCGATTTAGTTTTCACACTTACCTTCCTAATTTAATTTGTTATAAGGATTCTACCATTATGGCGGATTTACGCAAGTGCTAGGATGTAAACCCGAATTCAGGGACTGCCACTTCGGTTTCGGCTTCTATCCGAGTCTCAGCGTCAAAAATTGCTTTTCTAGCGTTCAATACATCTTCTTTATCCCTTACGCTTGCGCATCGGCAATTGTGATTGATAACTCCTTCGGAAAGATATATATTTGAATCAGTTTCAATATTATAAACATGACCGGAGTATTCAATATGTTCAATACTGACGACATTATTAACGCTTATGTTGCTGGCGCTTCCGTGGCTACCTGTGTGCATCGATTTAATATTTCTGATCACACCGTTAAGAAAATTATTATTAATTCCGGAGTTAAAGTCAGGAGCAGGGCCGAGGCTTCCACTGCAAATAGTATTTTTCGCAGCAAGGAAATATTTAATGATGTGATTCCCTATTACACTGAGGGGCTTTCTATAAAAGCTATACACGAGAAAACTGGATATGGCAGAAAGGCCATTAAAAAAGCTCTGGAGCTTGGAGGTGTGAAAACTAGGAATAAATCTCAAGCTATGCTCCACAGAATGGCCAACAACTCTTTCGAGGATAGGCAAGCGCTTTCCAAAAATGCTAACGATGCAATCCGAGCAAAAGGAAGTGATTGGCATAAAAAATCTTCCATTAAGCAGGCAGTCACTAAAGAGCTTACCTGCTCCAAAGTCGGTATAGGTGAGAATTTTTTTATTAAAAGCGTCAGTGATATGGGATTTTCCTGTATTCCACAAAAGGCCGTTGGCGTTTACAATGTCGATATCATGGTCGGGAATCTCGCCGTGGAAATTCACAATTGCACGCTTCACCCGCATAACAGCACCAAGTTCAGAGAAAGAATTGAATTCTTGCTCGATTGTGGTTTTAACGTACTTTACATTCAGACCTTTTATGCTCCTATCACCACCGAAGCAACCAAGTACGCTATCTCCTTTATTGATAGCCTTAGCAAAAGCCCAACCATCGACAGTCAATACCGGATGATTAGGGGTGACGGTGAGTTTGTCGCCGGAGGGCAACTCGATCCTAATCATGATTCCCTTATAATAACGTCTGGTTAATGCCTTGATATTGCTTGCATCAACGACACTGTCTGGATGCAAGCAATTTATGACATTCGACAAGGAAGCTCCCTGGCTAGTGTCCCCTGGTATCCTTAATAATTGACCGCCAACGTTAAATGATTCGTTTATATTAACTTTCTGACCGTCAGCAGCGACGTGACTAAATGGAGAAACCCTTACTACTTCGTCACCGGCTGTAACCCATTCCTTTTCAACAGGCGGCGGAGTTAATCCCACAGGGAGTTCAGGCACAACAACTTGAGGTTGAGGTATTGCCAACGCGGGCCTAGGGAGTGAGGCGGGATTTCTAGTTAATATTGACGTTTCGGTCGATTTGGATGATTCAGCAGCGACTTGAACTTCAGTTGTTGCAATAGTTCTAGTGCGACCTTTTAGTTTGCGTCGCAATAAAGCTCCTGCTGTTGCGGCCACCGCTCTGGTGCTCACAATCTCCCCTGGCTCAGCCAACTCCTGCAATTGTCTATTGGCTGATATGATTGATTGGGAGATATCACGTTGGTTCGTGCGAGTGATTATTTG